GTCAGTACTATGTCATGGAAACCTTTAATCATCATTATCAGCTTTATTCTTGCATTACTCATTACAGTCGCTGGTGGAATTTATCTCTTGATTGATAACACATGTACTAAAGACCAAGTGAGTTTAGAAAAACGCTGTCAGATTGCTCTCTCACATCATCGGTACTAATTATGAAGTATTGGAAATTTTACATTGTCGTTGTGATAGTGGGTATTGTTGCTGGTGGTTGTGCGCTGATTAATGCACAAGCGAAAAGAATTAACACGCTGACAGAAAACAACAAAGAACTGACTACCGCACTCGAAGAGCAGAAGGATATCAATACTGACTATCAAGTACGCATAGAGCGACTAAATCAACTTGATACAAGGCGCACACAGGAGCTTGTTAATGCAAAGAATGAAATTAGTCGCTTGCGTGACATTAGCGAGCGTAATCCAGAGCGGGTGTACATCAAAGCCGAGTGTCCCAAAGTCAAAACCACTCCCTCCACCAGCTTGGCTTATGCAACCACCGCCCGACCTACTGACACCGCTATCCGAAATTATTGGTTACTCAGAGAGCGAATTGCAGAGTCAGAACAGATGATTAAAGGGTTGCAGGATTATATCAAACAAGAATGCATGGAATAAAAAAAGCCCAGCATGGGTGCATGGGCAAACTAACAGGATATTAATCAAAGTATAGTGATAATTACTCAGTATAGCTTAAGTAAATATATATATCAGCAATTAGATAATCGTTTATCCATTAAGGAGAGTGATCATATCTTGACTGCTAGGAACAGACTAGAAGTGGCTTATCAGTGTATCGCTAAGCTGCGAACTCTACGCATTTCATCGGCGCATTCACCGCGCAATTAAAAACACTCACAGAACCTTACAGAAAGTCGAACCTGAGAAAAACCGTTAATGGTGTTTTCTGTGGGGCGGTTATTTCTGGTGAACAGGTTCGCTTTTCTATAAGGAAATACACCATGAGCAAATCATTAGTTTTTAAAGGTAATGAAATTACTCCATTTGATAATGGTGATAATAAGATTTGGTTTACTAGCTCTCAGATGGCTAAGCTTCTCGAATACAAAAATGAGAAGTCAGTAACCAATCTATATAACGCCAATAAAGATGAGTTTTCTGATGATATGACAATGGTCACTGAAACAATGACCAATGGAATAAACAACAACTTACGTAAGAAAAAGGTCAGGATCTTCTCTGTTAGAGGTGCGCATCTAATCGGAATGTTAGCTAACACAGATGTAGCGAAAGCCTTGCGTCGATGGTTGCTTGATCTAGCTGAAAAAGAGTCAAAACCACAAACGGGGTTAGCAAACCGTGATATGAATGAGCTTAAAAGCCTGACTATCAATGAGATGCAAAATAGATTAGTAGCGGCAGATAATTGGTCGTTCGAGAACTTTGGCAGGAAAGGTAGTGACTTAATGAATTTACGCAAGCGTCACTTAAAGAAAATACGCAAAGCGAAGAAGGCAATTAAAGAACTATCACAATTAACCTTACCTGATATGGGCGAATTTCCAGATGGAGAAGAGCCGGCATGAACCACGAACAATTCATAGAGCAGAACGTACTAGCCGAGTTAAAAAAGCTCGGCTTTTCTTTACCTGTTTGTCGTAGAGCGAGTTACATGGCGGTAGATCATTATCGCCGAAGCTCTCAAGCAAGTAGAAAAGGGCGAATGTTTGACGACTGCTTACATATTGCCAAAGTGTGGGCGAGTAAGTTTGCTAAGGAGAAAGTATGACCAAACAAGAAAAAGACTGGTTAGATACTCTCCATCGTCAATTACAGCAATCACTTGAATACTTACACTGTGGCAGAGTTGATGAAGGGCGGATAGTTGCTGAAATCGTCGAGCGAGAGTTAGGAAAACTGCTCAGTAAACCGAAGAAATGAAAGGTCGCTCAGCGGCCTAAGGGCATGAGCGACTGCCATAACACCACAAAAGAACCTCGTTAGCTAATACCAGAAATGCTAGCTTTGATTTTCCTAATTAGATCTGAAGTAACATCTAAGTAGTTGCAATCATCCTTAACAGAATCAACAACCCCATTAGGTCCAACTTTTTCTAATAGGTCATCATAGGCCCACAGCTCTTTTTCTAGCCCGTTAGAGCCAAATTGACATTCAGCATTGCCACGTAGCTTAGGGTTAGTGCGAATTTCATTAATAACCCACAGCATGTCTTTTTTGATGTTCAATATGTCATCGTATGTATAAAGCACAGCACACCTCTAGAGAGAATTTTAAATGGCACTCAACGATAAACAGGAAATGTTTTGTCGCGAGTACCTCATCGATTTAAACGCTACACAAGCGGCTATTCGTGCGGGGTACAGCGAGAAAACTGCTAACGCACAAGCGAGCCGATTGTTAGTAAATGTTAACATCCAAAATAGAATTAAAGAACTTAAATCAAATAGGAATGAGCGTGTTGAAGTAGACGCTGATTATGTGCTCAAGCGTTTAGTTGAAATAGACCAAATGGACGTATTGGACATACTCAACGAGAGTGGCGATTTAAAGCCTGTAAGGGATTGGCCTAAAGCTTGGCGTACAACATTAAGCGGTTTAGATGTCATGTCAATTTCTACAGGTGAGGACGGAGCCGATGCTTTACTCAAAAAAATAAAATGGCCTGACAAAGTTAAGAACCTTGAGCTTCTTGGTAAACACGTCAAAGTGCAAGCATTCAAAGAGCAAATTGAGCAAAAAGTCGAAGCTACACACAACATTATGCCTGTTCCATCTTGTGACAATGTGGATGACTGGGAAAAGGCTGCGCAACAGCAACAAGGTGAGGTATTAGGTGGATGAATTACAACGTAGTATGGAAACCTTTGCCTGGCTCTCAGTCTTTATCACTAAGTTGTCCATGTAACGAAATATTGTATGAAGGAACACGTGGCCCCGGTAAAACAGCGGCTCAATTGGCGCGTTTTAGGCGCAATGTTGGAGTGGGTTATGGCACATTTTGGCGTGGTGTTATATTTGATACAGAATATAAAAACCTTGCGGATATCATTACTCAATCGAAGCGTATGTATCGCCTATTTAAAGATGGTGCTCGCTTTCTTGCTTCTGCTTCTGAGTTACGCTGGGTGTGGCCGACAGGTGAAGAGCTGTTATTCCGATTTGGTAAAGAAGCAGATGATTACTGGGATTACCATGGTCAAGAGTTCCCCTTTATTGGCTTTAACGAATTAACCAAGCAAAAATCAGCTGATTTTTATGAAGCGATGTTCTCTTGCCGTCGTTCGTCATTCCGTCCCGAAGACTATCCACTTGAAAATGGTTCGCTGTTAAAGCCTATCCCTTTAGAAACATTCAGTACTACGAATCCATTCGGTATTGGGCACACATGGGTAAAGAAAAGATTTATAGAACCAGCTCCTCGTGGGACGGTTATTCGTGAAACGCAAAAAGTCTTTAACCCACAAACTGAACGTGATGAGGAAATTACATTAACTCGCGTCGCTATTCATGGTTCATTCAAGGAAAACCCTTATTTAGATCCTCAGTACATTGCAACATTGATGGGCATCAAAGACCCAAATCGTCGCAAAGCGTGGGTAGAGGGTTCTTGGGATGTGACGAGCGGTGGGCGTTTTGACCACCTTTGGAATGCAACGCATCACGTTATTAAACCGTTTCAGATCCCCGACAGTTGGATTGTTGACCGCTCCCATGACTGGGGGGAGTCAAAACCATTTTCTAACCTGTGGTGGGCTCAATCAGATGGCACGGAAGCCACATTACCTGATGGGAGGAAATTCTGCCCTCCTGCTGGCACTTTAATTTTGATAGGTGAATGGTACGGCTGTCCTCCTGATGAGCTGAATAAAGGGTTAAACATGTCATCAACCAATGTTGCTAAAGGCATTAAGTGGATTGATGAGCGTTTAATCGGAGTTGATTCCGTTATGCCGAGTGAAATTAGTAAGGACGGAAAGACTCAAGGGCAATTAAACATCATGCCGGGTATTTGTAAAAAGGTAATTAAAGGCCCGGCTGATAACTCCATTTACACGCCAAATGACGACGAAGACTCTATTGCTCAAAAAATGGAGGCTCAAGGCGTTGAGTGGATGAAAGCAAACAAGAATCCCGGTTCCCGTATCAACGGCGCCTCACTTTTCGCTGACATGCTTGAGGCGGTGATTGAGGGGAAAAAAACAGAGTCAGGCATGCCAGAAAAACCCGCTTTCTATGTATTTGATTATTGCCGAGGGTGGATTAGCCGTGTACCTGTTTTAGTTAGAGACTCTAAAAACCCTGATGATGTGGATACTGAGCAAGAGGATCATGATTGGGATGCTACTCGCTATCGTGTATTGCATAAACCTATCCGCCCAGCATTCGAAATTAACCTAGGAACAACCTTCTGATGAGTACAACAAATGTAGATTTCACTCGACCGGAGTATAAAACGGCTGCTCCTCAGTGGGAGCTAGTTCGCGCTGTTTGTAGAGGCGGTGAAGATATAAAAAACTATCTTCCTGAACTTGAAGAGCAAGATAGTGAGCGTAAAAAGAAGCGCAATAGAGATTATCAAGACAGAGCGGTATTCTATCCAATAACGGGCAATACTCGCAACGGCATGATAGGGATGGCATTTAAAAAGGATCCCTTAGTTGCGGTTGTCGAAAAGCTATCGTGTTTAAAAGATGATGCTGATGGCTCAGGCTCAAGTATTTATCAACTTGCTCAGTCCTCGCTTGAGTCGGTATTAGAGGTAGGGCGACACGGGCTATATGTTGATTACAATAGTGATTCTAAACTTCCGTACATATTTCAATATCGAGCTGAAGATATCATTAATTGGCGCACTGACCGCATAAATGGTCGCACTATGTTAACGCTGGTGGTATTGCGTGAGACAGTCGAAGAAGAGGACGGGTTTGGATTTAAAGACGCAATTCAATACCGAGTATTAGCGATAGAAGAAGGTAAGTTTGTCTGTCGTGTCTATCGCAAGCCAAGCGGGAGTAGCGTTTTTGAAATCGATTCTGAGTATATGCCAGTACGAGCAGGTAACGGTGCTTGGGATGAAATCCCTTTTACATTTATTGGTGCCCAGAATAACGATCATACTATTGATGAAGCCCCACTGCTAGGATTGGCAAAAATCAACCTAGGGCATTATCGAAACTCTGCTGATTATGAAGATTCTGTTTTCTTCTGTGGGCAAATACAACCTTATCTAGGTGGGCTAGGAACAGAATGGCGTGACTATCTAGAAAAGAAAGGCGTTATGGTTGGTTCTCGCTCGCCAATTATGTTGCCAGAAAAAGGTTTCTTTGGTTATGCTCAGGCTCAACCTAATATGCTGGCAAAGGAGGCGATGGACAGTAAGCGCGATTATATGGTGGCGCTTGGCGCTCAGTTAGTTTCTGCTGATAGCAAGGTTAAAACGGTTATTCAATCTGTCGGTGAGCAGAACGCACAAACCTCTATCCTGAGTATCTGTTGCTCTAACGTTTCCGATGCATGCAGTAAATCGCTAATATGGTGTGCTGAATACTTAGGTTTAGATACTGCAGACATTTCGTTTGAGATTAACAAAGACCTCGTTAATCACATTGCCGATAGTTCGATGATCCGTGAAATCGTCGCAGCATGGCAATCTGGCGCAACGCGTAAATCTGATTTGGTTCGTAGTTTGCAAAAATATGATGTTATCGACCCCGCTGATGATGTTGATGTGGTGGTGGATGAGCTTAATAATCAAGAGCCGACAATGGTAGGTGAGGCATGAGATCAGTGAATGAGCGGTTAATGGATGAATTGATTGCTCACTCCCTGTTTTCTGGTCGCTATTCTACAGGGGTGGCGAGACGGATGATAAAGGCGCTCAATGAGTTTGATGCTGAATTAACGGCTTCACTTATTGTTGCCTTAGATGATACCTCTATCGGTGTTAATAGCTTCACTGCAAGGCGATTGGAGTCGTTGCTATCCAGCGTTAGAAGTATTAATAAGCGAGCTGTTGATAGCGCTTTTTCGCTACTGACGGAAGAAATGAGAGCACATGCATTATATGAGGCTGGTTATTACCCATCCCTTTTTGATTCTCTACTGCCTGATGTTGTTCTACGCAAATATCCACTAATGAGTATTACAGAGGAAATGCTATTTTCCTCAGTCATGTCTCGCCCATTTCAAGGGAAATTACTTTCTGAATGGGCTGATGGATTAGAGTCAGATCGCATGACACGCATAAATAACGCTGTTCGTAATGGTTATTTAAATGGTGATAGTGCGGTAGAAATCGGACGTAAAATCAGAGGACATGCAAACCAAGGTTATAAGGATGGCGTATTGCAACTAAGCCGAGCTAATGCGACGACAATAGCTAAAACTGCCATTAGCCATTTACAAGCAACAGCGCGAGATCAGTTTGCTGATGCCAATAAAGACATTCTTGATTGTAAGCAATGGTTATCTACCCTCGATAATAAAACATCTCACGATTGCATTATTCGGGATAGGTTGAGATACACGCTGGAAGGTAAGCCTATTGGTCATAAAGTTCCTTATCTACAAGGCCCCGGAAAAATCCACTTCAATTGCCGCTCAACAGAAACGCTGGTTACCAAATCATGGCGTGAATTAGGCATTGATTTAGATGAGATGGACGTAGGAACTCGTGCCTCAATGGATGGTCAAGTGCCGGCAGATACCAGTTTTCTTGATTGGATACAACGGCAGCCTGAATGGCGTCAACGACAGGTATTTGGAGAGACACGATTTAAATTAATGAAAGAGGGTGGTATGCATCCCACTGAGTTTTACACAGATAAAGGTGAGTTTATTTCTCTAGAGCAATTGATAGAATTAGATAAAACTAACTTTTGATTTTTAAGGAAATAAAATGAGCTTTATATTGAGTTTTATTTTTGGAGCACTATCTGGGGCAATAGCAACATTTTTAGGGTTGTATAAATTTTATAGAGAAAAGTGGTGGGATAAACAATTCAATATTTTTTCAGATGTGGTAGATCATTTTTACACTATTTCAATTTGCATTGAACGTCTTCAATATGAAATAGAAAAAAAATGGTATCCACAAGACGAGGATCTTGAACCGATTACGCCTATTAAAGAGGTATTATTAAAACTTACAGAATCGCAACAAGCGTTAGTTAATATTCAAGGCAAAGTAAGATTTTTATCAGGGAGAACATTTGCTGATTTACTTGAAAGTTATATTAAAAATGTAACAAAATTAGAGAGTAAGTATCTCCATAAGGATTTTGATGATAATGATGTTTCCGAGTTTTATAGTAAACAACTAGAATTGTTAGAAGATACATCAAATAAGTTAATTAGTTTAGCTAAAAGCACATTAAGGCGAGATTCTTTTTTGTCTGGTTTAAATGAAAAATTTTGGTTATCAAAATACCCAAAAAAATTTAAAGCTTGGTGCTTAACTAATGAATCCTCTGAAACCCGCCACTGAGCGGGTTTTTTATTACCTAAATTCAGCTTAGGGCTGAGTTATTTCAACGCGCTAGGCGCAAATCAAACCCAAGGGGTGTTACATGTTATTTATGAATATCGAACGCAAATACTACTCACAGGCTGATGATGGTTCGCAAGGTGGAGGTGGTGGAACACCGGAAATCACTCCAGAAATTCAAGCCATTATTGATAAAGCGGTAAATGATCAAGTATCAGGTTTAAAAGCTAAGCGTGATGAGTTGTTAGGCAAAGTGAAAGAGCAAAGCGATAACTTGAAACGCTTTGAAGGTATTGATCCCGACACTGTGAAGGGAATGCTCAAACGCTTTGAGAATGACGAAGAAGCTAAACTCATTGCAGATGGCAAAATTGACGAGGTTCTCAATAAGCGTACTGAGCGTTTGCGTGGTGATTTCGACAAGAAGTTAAAAGAAGCAAGCTCTAAAGCTGAAAAGGCAGAGGCGTTTGCAAATAAATTCCGTGCTCGTGTGTTAGGCGATGAAATTCGTTCCGCAGCAGGGAAAGCGGGCGCATTAACCAGCGCTCAAGAAGATTTAATTTTACGTGCCAAAGGCATTTTTCAGATCAACGATGAAGGTCAGGCCGTAGCCGTTGATGAAGATGGCAATCCAATTATGGGTAAAGATGGTCGTACGCCATTATCACCTATTGAATGGATTGAATCCCTAAAAGAAAGTGCTCCTCACTTATTCCCCGCAGCCTCTGGTACAGATGCAGGGAAACATAAACAAGGTGGTGCGCATTTTAAACGTTCTCAAATGTCCGCTAGTGACAAGGCTGATTATATTCGCCGATACGGGCGTGACGCATATTTAAAACTTCCAAAAGAGTAAGGAAATATAAGCAATGGCTACGACGACTAATAATGATTTAGTAATTTATAACGATTTAGCACAAACTGCGTTTTTAGAACGCCGTCAAGATAATTTAGCAGTATTTAATCAGGCATCAAACGGCGCAATTGTGCTGGATAACTTGTTTATTGAGGGGGACTTCCGTAAGCGTGCCTTTTATCAGATCGGCGGTTCGATTGAGCACCGTGATGTAAACTCCACAGCATCCGTAGAGAACAAAAAAGTCGGCGCGGGCGAATCTGTTGATGTAAAAGCACCTTGGAAATATGGCCCTTATGCAACGACAGAAGAAGCATTTAAACGCCGTGGCCGTGATGTATCGGAGTTCTCTGAGTTAGTGGGTACCGATGCGGCAGATGCTTCACTAGAGGGTTATATCAAATACTCTTTAGCTGCTTTAGGTGCCGCTATTGGCAATAACAAAGAAATGGTGGTGACTGCGGATATTGCGACAGATGGCAAGAAAACACTGACCAAAGGTTTACGCAGATATGGTGATAAGTTCAACCGCGTAAATCTGTTTGTTATGCACTCAACCACCTACTTCGATATTGTTGATCAGGCCATTGACAACAAAGTGTATGAAGAAGCGGGTGTGGTTATCTACGGTGGACAGCCAGGCACATTAGGTAAGCCTGTGCTGGTAACGGATACAGCGCCAGTAGATGCCATCTTTGGTTTAGTGCCGGGTGCTGTGACTATCACTGAATCCCAAGAGCCGACTTTCCGATCTTATGAAATCAATGACAAGGAGAACTTGGAAGTTGGTTATCGTGGTGAAGGCGTGGTTAACGTTGGCGTTCTGGGCTATAGCTGGGATGAATCAAAAGGAAAAAACCCTGATTTAACACAGTTAGGCACCGCAGGTAACTGGAAGAAGCATTTCACTAGCAACAAATTAACCGCTGGCGTCATGATTAAACTGACTGCCGAAGAGGGAAAGTAACCCTGTCAGCGGATAAAACGTCCGCTATCGCTGACAGTACAGATACAGTAACGATCACTCTTAATTACACCAAGGGCAGCTCTCCAGTCGAAGGAGCTACCGTTAATTGGTCTACAACAGGTGGTAAATTAAGCGTTACTTCATCTAAGACGGGCAAAGCTGGTGGTGCGACAGTGAAATTAACTTCTGATTCACAGGGTGAATTTATTGTCACAGCCACTGTTGATGGTGTTGCACAAAATACTGATGCAATTACATTCACAGAAAAAACTTCTCCAGACGAGTAATTTAAGGGGCTTTGTGCCCCTCTTTTTTTTGAGGTGAGCATGATTGATCCTGATAAGAACTCTCCAATATTTAATAGCTACGCAAGTGTGGATGATTTGAAGAAATACGCTGAGGATAGAAATATCACTTTGGCAGATAGTGGATTAGAGGCATTACTAATTACGGCGATGGATTATCTTGAATCGCAAAAATGGTTAGGTAAACGAACTAACCCAAATCAACCTTTATCTTTCCCTCGCTCAGGGCTATCTCGCGACGGTGTTGCCATCCCAAGCGATCAGATACCAAAGCAATTAATCCAAGCTCAATGCCGTTTAGCGATTGAATCAGTAGAAAATGACCTACAGCCCACGTTAGGCGCTGAAATCACCTCAGAGCGAATTGAGGGCGCTATTACTGTGCAATATGCCGAAGGCACTAATACTGGCGCACCAAACTTTCCTTGGTTAAAAGGTTTATTGTCTGGCTTGATTGATGTCTCGGATGGATTTGCCATTAATACATTTGCAATGAGGTAGCCATGAACATTTATCAACGTGGGCAGAGTACAGCATTAAGGATGTTGAAAAAATATGGCGTTTCCTATCAGGCTAAGCGTGATGGTAAGCATTGGGTTGATGATGAGGGGCAGGAACACTTTGAGCCAGAAACGTTATTTTCTGTTGTCGGGGTAAAAACGCAATATAAACCTTACGAAATCGATGGCACGCTTATTCTCTCTACGGATATTAAAATGATACTTCCTCCAGATATTGATATTCAGAAAGGGGATAAGGTGCTTGTCGATGGCGTTTGGTTGCGCGTTCATGAACCGAACCCTGTTAAACCCGCTGATATTATTATCTGCTATCAGTCTCAACTGAGGGCGTGACATGTCAGATCAGTTCATGAAGTCGATTAATATCTTTATCGACAAATCTAACGCAAATATTGAAACGGTTGTCAAAAATACAGGGTTTAAAATATTAGCGAAGCTTGTTGATATGTCACCTGTTGGAAATCCTGAATTATGGGAAGTTAATAGGGTTGCCTCAAACTACAATAAAGCAGTTTTTGAACATAATGAATATCTAAAACAAGATCCTAATAATTTAACACCAAAGCGACGTCAATTAAAAAAGCGTGTTCGTGTTAATGACTCTATGGATATTTATGTTCCTCCTGGTTATACAGGGGGGCGGTTTAGAGGTAATTGGCAGGTGTCATTTGATGCCCCAGCGGAAGGCGAGACGGGGCGCATAGATAAGTCAGGCAATATGACAAAGGCGTTAGGCAACGTTGTTATTGAACAATTTAAGGTAGGAATGAAAGCTATCTATTTCACAAACAATGTGCCTTATGCTTACCGCCTTGAAATGGGGCATTCGAAACAAGCACCTAACGGTATGGTTGCTGTGACTGCTGAGGAATTTAGTCAGTTTTTCAACTCTGCCGTATCGGAAACTAAATCATGAATCAGTCGACAATTAATACTGAAATACGAAAGCTGGTGGCGAGCATTGGCAAGGATTTAAATCTTAAAATCGCATGGCCCAATCTTCCTTTTAATGATATTAACGATCCCTATCTTCAACTCCATGTCATGCCAGCAGAAACGGATAACATCGGGTTATCTCTGGATATGCCTGTTTATCGTGGTGTTATCCAAATTAACGTAGTTGGGAAAGTAGGGGGTGGGGACGCTAAGATATCAACTATTGCTGATGACGTTAAAAACAGATTAGAAAATGGATTAACATTAGGGGAGGGTATCTACATTAACGGAGAGCCTAGCCAGTTCCCTCCAATTTCAGATGAAACAAATTATACCATTCCTATTCGTGCATCCTATCGATGTAATGCAATCCGATAACACCGCTTAATTGCGGTTTTTTTATACCTAAAATAGAGGTTAACAATGGCCTATAACATTCCTAATGGGTCGCGTGTTTACGTCGCAAGTAAATACGATGACGAAATTAAAATTACCGAGGCAACTAATGCCGAAGAAGCCGTACTAACAGTTGATGATGTGGGTGACATTGCTAAAGGCGATATTGTTCATGTTACATCTGGCTGGAAAAAAGCTTCGGGTGCTTTCCGTGTTGCAAGTGTCGCTGAATCTAAAATCACCTTAGAAGGTGTCGATACAAGTGATAAAAATGTGTTTCCTGCTGGTGGCGGTACAGGAACATTAAAGAAAGTATTGTCATGGGAAGTCATGCCACAGGTAATGACACTTTCTACAGAAGGTGGGGAACAGCAAACTCAAGAGGTTCAATTTCTTGAAGATGAGCAGGCAGAAACTATCGATACCTATAAAAATGGTGTTGTACAGGTTTATACCTTTGCTCACGATGCTAAGCTGCCTATCCGTAAATTGCTAACAAAATTGGACGACAGTAAGCAAGTTACTGCAATCCGATTCTTCAATAAACGCGCAGAAGAAGATCGCTATTACACAGCTTCAATTTCATTCCAGCGTGTGCCAAACACTACTATCAACGAAGTTGAAAACGTAACAGCGCGATTCTCACTTAAATCTGAAATGCAGATTTATACCAACGCATCTTAATCAATAAATACTCACAACAGCCCCGAAACAGGGGCTTTTTAAGGACTGATAATGCCTAAATTTACACTCGTCCCAAATCCAACCTTCAAAGCTAACGTTAAAATTCCTGTTGCCGGCAAAGAAAAGCCAGAAGTAGTTACATTCACATTTAAACATCACTCAGTAAGTGAGCTTGATGGAATGCGAGAAAAACCGATTTCTGAGTTCTTTGAGCTGATTATTGCTGACTGGGCGATCGAAGAACCATATAACAAAGAAAATTTAAACATATTGTTAGATAACTACCCATCAGCTTCTCGCGCTATTTCATCAACGTATTACAACGAGCTACTAGGTAACCGCGAAAAAAACTCCTAACGGTCGCCGAGGCGATGTATGGCGGAATGAGTTCAAAAGAATTGGCTGAGTTCGAGCGCGCTTTTGGCTTTCCGCCTGATATTGATGATGTTGAGGTGTGGCCTGATGTTTGGGATTCGTATCAAGTATTTTCAGCTATGAATACACAGTGGCGTGTAGGCATGAATGGTATCACTGGCTTGGATTACAACCCGTTAAACCAAATAATGGACTTACTCAACATCAAAGATAGAGCGACCGTTTTTAGTGACCTACGCATTATGGAGGCTAAGGCGTTAGAGGTAATGCACAAGAGGTCACAATAATGAACCGATAAGTGGTAAGCGTCGATTGGTGAGTAGGAAGAGAGGATAGCAAGGGCATCCGTGCCCTTTGTTTTATTTACTGGTATCGTTATCTCTATGTAACGCTGGTAAATCGAAAATAACTTTTACAGCGGGTATAACTAGATTTTTGCATTTTTCTATACTTTCCGTAGATATTTTTTCTACTGGATGCCGATTATCTAAAGGAATGAGATTACACTCATTACTGCCAATAAATATTTGCCTAAATACAGACCATTTGTGATTAATTATAACTAGGACGAAGTCACCATCTTTAGCGGGGCTTTTCTGGCGATCGAAAATAACTATTGATCCAATGGGGAATGAAAACCCTTCCTTGCTAATATGACTCATTGCAGAATCTTTTTGAATAACAGCAAATGAACCAGGATTAACATCCCCCCCTACGGAAATGTACTCTTGAATACTTTCTCTATACATTTCATTTCTAAGCCAAGGTATGACTTTATCAATATCTATTAAAGGTATGGAAATAGCATCTCTATCAGCAGGTTTATCCTTCATTCCAATAACTTTAATATCACCAATATCTATTGAGTGGCTAGCAAGCCATATAAAACTAACGTCAAGAGCATTTGCTAACTTCATTAGAGTTCCTATCCTTGGTTTAGACTCTCCAGCTTCATAAGCAGCTATTTGACGTTGAGATATACCAACCATATTTGCAAGTTCTTGCTGGGTTAGGTTCTGCCTAGACCTTTCTGATAATAGTCTTTGAGGAAAGCCATCTTCATGTTGACTCATTATTTCTCCTAAATCTTCATGAAGTATGTTGATGTTTGTTTATTCATGAAGTAATATGAACTTGATGTTTTATTTTATGAGGATACATGATGAAGAACACCAAGACAATAAACCCTATACAACTACGCATGCCAGATGATCTTAAGGCCTACATATCTAAATCAGCAGACCAGTGTTTTAGAACTCTACATAGTGAAGTCTTGTATCGACTTAATCTTTTGAAGGAATTAGAAGAAAAAGGTGAAGTACGCATTCGATAAAAAAGCCCCAGTTGCGCGAACAACTGAGGCCAGTTGCCAAATAAACCCACTAAGGAATAAATGACATGAACATTGTAGCTAAAACAGACTTAACTTTCCAGAACTTCACATTCAACCCAATCGTTGAAGATGGTCAAGTGTGGTTAACATCAACTGAAATTGCACACGTATTAGGGTATAGCCGTACTGATAGTGTAAGTAAATTGTACTCACGTAATTCAGATGAGTTTACGGACTCTATGACAATGACCGTCAATATGACGTTCAACGGGATAAACAATAGTTTACGTAATAAATTGGTCAGAGTTTACTCACTTCGTGGCGCTCACCTGATCGCAATGTTTGCATCTACTCCAATAGCTAAAGAATTCCGTAAATGGGTGCTGGATATTCTGGATAGAGAAGTAGCTGACAAGAAAGATTTACCAATAGAAAAAGATAGTTCGGTAAGTGCAAACGGATTATTAGCAAGATTAAGTCTGATTTGTACAACATGGGATGAGGCTAGAAAGGATATGGAAAACTTCGATCCGAAAATGGCAAAACATCTCAATTCAACAATGAGTATGTTTTTAATGTATTCACAACACATGAAAGGAATAGCTAAGACAAAACAACTTAAGAGGTTAACACATTGATAGGCACTAAAAACAGAAAAGCCAATAGCTGTAACTATCGGCTCATCTTAAACTAAAATATAGGATGTATATTTATGAGTAATAGTATTCGAGTTTTTAACTATAAGTCAAGCAACGAACAATTAGTGACCGTTTCAGGTTTAAAATACAAAGGTAAGCCTGTGTTTTTAGCGGTTGAGTTAGCAGAGTCTCTTGGTTATTCAGATCCTCATGATGCCTTGAGAAAACACTGTAAGTCATTGATTAAACTTGATTCCGGCGAATCGACGGAATTAGGACTTGGTTACAGACCAAAAGGGGTAATGCTAGCAGGGCAAGCTGACATGTTCCGTTTGATTATGCGTAGTAAATTACCATCAGCCGAAAATGTCCAAGATTGGGTGTGTGAGCAAGTTTTACCTGAAATTATGGAAACAGGTAGTTACTCAATCAAGAAAAGCCAATCAGGTTTACCTGAATACCGCCAAGCAAGAACGCTGAAAATGTCGGTTGATGCTATTACTAACTTATTCGACTTAATGCCTAACTTGAGTGATGAAGCAAAGCAATGTGTAGCAGCTAATATCGTCAATCCGATTGTTGGGTTTGAAGCCGTTCCTTTGCCGGCACTTGAACAAAAATATTATACAGCTGGTGAAGTTGGAGAAATGCTTGAAGTATCTGCCAATAAAATTGGTCGCATGGCTAATAAGCATGGGTTAAAAACAGAGGAATATGGGAAATATTTCTTAGATAAATCTGCTTATTCTTCAAAACAGGTTGAAGCATTCAGATATAACGACAATGGAGTAAAAGCATTACGACACGCCATTCATGGTGTTGAAGTAGCTTAATCACCCAAGCCAAGGACGGCTTGTTCGAGTTCACATATTGCGCCTCTTAATTGAGGCTTCTCTTGTTATTTTGATAATCTCATCAGGAATATTAATATTTCTTGGTGATGACATGAAATCAAAAACATTAGGTTTAGATCTTCTGTACTGGCAATTTGTTGATCTTGCAATAAATAAAGAGTACGTAACAACTGCTGACTTTCTTGGAAAATTCAGAATTAACCAAGAAAGAGTAAATAAAGTAATCTCTGAACTAGAAAAAACGAATGTTATTATTAAAGATGGTGAGAAATATAAAGTTATCGGTTTTCCAACAGAATTGAATTGGCGAGAAGTAAGTTCAACGCAACCACAAGGTGACGAGTGGTATCTAAATGAAAAATATACAAATGTACTGACAATAGAAGAAGGTAAAACATTTGTTTATCAGGATTTTTACAACAGAGGTTTCACTGGGAAGCCTGAATTTCTTATAGATATACATGGTGATATTGCAAAGTATCATCCAGTTAGCTTTGGTGGCGTTAATGAGAGACTGAGGTATGCATATTTATCAGCTTACTGGCCTAGAGAGACAATAGTTGCTTTTCATTATGATGATGAAATAAAAACCTTATTTATAGATGTAGACCTGCCAGAGATTGAAGACACGCCAGTATCAAATGGTGAAAGGTTAAAAACCGCAGAAGAATACTATTATGATTACGCAAGACATGTTCATGCTATCGCTTTAAGGGTATCTGCTATCGGGTTCATGGTTTGCTTAGAAATAGAGAGTGTCATCGTGGCTGGGTATTCTCAGATATTTAATCATGATACTGGTGATGAAGATGATCTCTATTTAATAAATGTAAAATTGAATAGGGACAAGTTTGAAAGGCTTCCTATTAAAAACATCTCAATGTGTGATCCTATTCAGTATCTATCAGGATTTGATGCGATAGTTAAAATGGATAAGAATTATAAAATGAACGCAATCAACTTGAAGTGGTAATTTGCTTCAATTTGCGGCTGCACTCAGCTAACATTAAGAAAACTAATTTAAGAACTGAGAGGACGGGATGAAGAAATTATTGAATATTAGTGGGGTGATTGCTTTGCTGGTTAGCTGTTTGTTTTTTAGCACAACAGCATTGGCGGTAGAGAAAAAAATATCAGCTCCATTTGGATTAAAATGGGGAATGACATACGACGATGTGCTCAATAAAACTGGAAATATAAAGTTAATTGGTAATGAAAAAAATAGAGTGAAAGAGTATCTCATCAAAAATGAATCCTCATTAATTGATGGCATGGATATGTATAGTATAAGTATTGATGATAAGTATGGATTAATTAATGTAGATGCGTTGATCTACGTGGATGAAGATGATGATAGCAAAGTTGTTGAGAAATATAACATATTAAAGCAAGCATTATCTTCAAAGTACGGTGAGCAATATTCTGAAGAATATTTATGGAAGAATGGAACAAGGGGAATGCTTACTTTACCAGAGTGCTTAAATAATGAGGTTTGTGGTAAATACTTATCCCTGTTTCATGGCGATGACTCAAGTAGTGTTATGGTTATGCTGAGTGGCACTGCCGATAATAGGTCAGTTACTATATCTTTATTTTACAAATCTGAATTTATTGAAAAAATAAAACAAGAAGAAAAAAAGCAGAATGAAATAATGATTAAGGAAAAATCAGACGCTTTGGCAAGTTCTCTATAATACCATATTCTAAAATACAACCACCTTCGGGTGGTTTTTTTATATCTGGAGGAAATTAAATGGCAGATATAGCAACAATATCCTTAAAAGCTGATACGTCAGATCTGGAGCGTGGCACACAAAAGTTAAAGGAATTCGGCGATACAGCAGAAAAAGTAAGTAGTTCTTCGCGAAATTTAAATGACCAGTTTAATAGAGGGGTTGATCACCAAAAGAAAGCAGCCGACGCGATAAAGAGGCAAAAGAAAGAACTTGATGACTTATTAAATTCAATAAATCCAACCAATAAAGCATTTGATGCGCTTGATAAAGCTACTCAAAAATTAATAGAGGCAAATAAAAAAGGGATATTACCAAAGGATCAGTTTGCAGACTATAACGCCATACTTGAGCAGACTAGAAATAAATTAACACGTGTTAACATGTCCCTTACTGCTGAAGGGCGGGCGTTGTTAGCTCAAGAGGCAGCAACAAATAGAGCTAAGCAAGCTGCTGATGATTTTTTAAATTCACTGAAAAATCAAACTGAAATCATAGGCAAAACGAGGACAGAGATTTTAGAGTTAAAAGCTGCTCAACTTGGCGTGTCACAACAAGCCGCACCGATGATCAACAAGCTAAAAGAGCAAGAAAAAGCTTTTATGAATGGCTCAATTACCATTGGTCAATATAAACAAGCAATGCGTCAACTTCCCATGCAAATGACAGATATTGTTACGTCATTAGCATCAGGAATGCCAGTCTGGATGGTGATGATACAACAAGGTGGGCAAATAAAGGACTCATTTGGTGGTGTCGGTAACTCACTAAAAGCGTTAGCATCACTTATTACCCCTGCAAAAGTTGCTATGTTTGGTTTTGCTGGTGCTGCGGCTGCTGTAGCATTAGCCGCGTATAAAGGGTCGCAAGAATTTGGCGAGTATAATAAGCAGCTAATTCTTACTGGTGGTTATGCAGGAAGAACAGCGGCACAGTTAGATGCTTTGGCTAGAAGCTTATCAGGGAATGGGATAACTCAGTATGGAATGGCTGACACTATTTCAAAAGTAGTTGGCTCTGGTGCTTTCTCGGGTCGAGATGTTGACATGGTATCTAAAACCGCTGCTGCTATGGAAAAGGCCGTTGGTCAATCGGTTGATGAGACAATAAAGCAATTTCAAAGATTGCAAGAAGATCCAGTTAAAGCAGTCACTGAATTAGATAAATCATTACATTTTTTAACTGCTACCCAATTAGAACAAATAACCACACTTCAGACGCAAGGAAAAGAGCAAGAAGCAGCTAAAATGGCTATGGAATCATATGCCAATGCTATGGATGAGCGAACGAAACAGATAAAGGAAAATCTAGGCTACCTTGAGAGAGCGTGGGAAGGGGTTAAAAACATGGCTAGTAGCGCATGGGATGCAATGCTAGACATCGGCAGAGAGAATACTCTAGAGCAGCAAATCAAAGAGTATGAAGAAGCTCTGGTTGAGTTTCAAATAAACCCTGCCTCCAAGGGGCTGTATTATAACAAGACTGGATTAATGCCAGATGAAGTTAAAAGTAAACTCGCTCTACTAAAAGAAGAAAAATTTCAACGTGACATTAAAAACGCAAGAGAAAAAGCTGCAAGAGATGAGGAAGAGCGTAAAAAAGCGCAGTTTAGAGCCGATCAAGAATTAAAGCGACAATACGAAACCGCAGAGGAAAAGCACCATAGACTACTCAAGGAGATAATAAATAATGCGGATGCATCTCAAGCTGCAAAAGATGAAGCCATCCGCCGAGAGAAAGAGCGTTACGAGAAAGAAAAAGCCAGAGGTAAAGGTAAAACCCCAACCTACCGACCAGATTATGGTACTAGAGTAGACGAATCAGCAAATCAAGCCCTACTATCCCTGCAAGCACAATTGAAGGTGCTAAAAGAGCATAAAACAGTCAGTGATGTGATTAGCTCTGAGCGTAAAAAGCTGTGGGATATGGAGGCGAAAATATCAATCCTTGAGGGGGCTCAGAAAACAAGGCAGTTAACCAAGGACGAAAAGGCGTTGCTTGCTAAAAAGGACTACATTCTTGCTTCTCAAGAAGCACTGGCCATAGCTGGTGATGAGGTTAAGCTTCAGGAGTTACATAATCGTGAGTTAGATAAACAACTTAAACGTGTTGAAGAAATTAATGCCAGAAGTCGCGCCTTAGAGTTGGGAGCTGGTAAGTCTGACCGCATGTATCAACGAGACATTGCACTAGAGAAAGCTAAATCACCAGACGAGAGAAAAGCCTTAGAGGAGTATTATGCTAAGGAAGACTCTATTCGTGCTAACTGGGAGTTAGGCGTCAAGAAAGGCTTTGCTGAATTCCAAGAACAGGCAACAAACGTTTACGGTAACGTAGCTCAAATTAGTCAATCAGCATTCCAAGGCATGAGTAACAGTCTCTCTGATTTTGTATTGACGGGCAAAGCTAATTTTGCTGACTTCACTCGCTCATTCTTAGAAATGACCACCAAGATGTTAATGCAGATGGCTATGCTAAATGCTATGAAAGCGGCATTTGGTGGTAATGCGGTAGGTAATTTCTTTGGGTTTGCAAGTGGTGGTTATACAGGCGGTGGTGGTAAATATGACCCCGCTGGCGTAGTGCATAAAGGCGAGTTCGTCTTTACCAAGGAAGCAACGCAACGATTAGGTGTAGATAATCTCTATCGACTAATGGATGCAGGAAAGAGAGGTTATGCTTCAGGTGGTCATGTCGGTGGTTCTGCGCCAATGTCGGTTACACAGCCAACAGCATTTATCGCTCGCAATCCTCAAATTGCTGGTGGTGGGGTGAATGTGACAATTGATATGAGCGGCGTCAAGATTGAAACCGAACAGCAACAAAGTGCAATGCCAAATATAGATGTGAGAGCTGCTGAGCAATCGTTAAAGAATAAAGTTAAAAGCCTTTTTATTAGTGAAGGGCGAGAAGGTGGTGATTTGTACAAGATCATTAAAGCAGTATCAGGAAATAGATAATCATTTAATAAGAGAGGTATTTATGAAATTAAAATTAGGAAATATTTGTATTCGTCCAGAAGATAAAGAAATTAGCATTCCAGTAGATGTATACATGGGAAATGAAGCTGATTTTGAACCACCAAAAGCATATCTGGTTTATCAAACTAGCTTTGATGCTAATAAGCCTCTTTCGGAATATTTTAAAGAATCCGAAGAATATGCAAGAAAAACAATTAAAGAATTAAACCAATAACAGCCACCAAATTCTGTGGCTTTTTAATGAGAGGTAGTTATGAAAATCAAAGTAGAGTTCCCATTGTTATCAAACAAATTTTCAGGAGTGGAAATTACAGGGGATGTGAAAAGATATGGCATTGGGGCTATAAAAATAAGTGAAAAACCTATATTAACGTCAGAAATTACAGTAACGGAGATAGTGGGAAATAATACCCCAGATGAAGAACCAAAGTTACAATTTAAGTACACAGAGGATTATAACCCAAATGAAACATTTGCTTCATTTATGGGGAGAGCGGAAAAATATGCAAGAACCATGATAGATCGCATAAAGGCGGCACAGTAACCGCCTTTATAATATGGTACTAATTATGTAAATGTGACTGAATGATACCAAACGCCTCGATAGTTACAGGACTATCATGCGATACTTTATTTAATTCACTAATAAGTTTTTCTTTTTCAATATCAGACATATTCCTAATCATTACTTGAATTATATACTCTAAAGCAAGAGTACGTGTTTGAAGGGTCTCTATGTCTTTAGCCATTTCACTAACTAACATATTCAATTCTCCATCGAAGTAAGTCAGCCATTCCTTCGGTAAGTTTCTCTGGGCTGAATATATAAAATAACCTAATGGATATTTATTAATATCCTGATATTTGATCAGGCGGCTTTGTGTCGCCTTTTTTTATTGGAGTAACCAATGGAAGAGTTTAAATGGCGAACACAAATACAAGATTCGCCAAGCGGTGAGTTCAAGCATCGTATTAAAGAAGTTGAATTTGGAGATGGTTACAAACAAGTTGCTGGTGATGGTATTAATCCAGAATCTCAAACGTGGCCATTCTCTTATATGGGATTGAAAGATGAGGTGATGCTTATTTTTAAATTCATTCGGCAACACACAGTAAAATCATTTATTTGGACACCTCCATTTGGTGAAAAAGGTCTTTATCGAGTTAAAGCTGATTCAATATCGATGATCCCCATATCTGGTGGAGTAATGAAATTGTCAGCTACGTTTGAACAGGCATTTAGCGCATGAATATCACAGCAGATGTACAAAAATTAGAGCCGGGTAATAAGGTTCAATTAATTGAGGTGGATGGCAGTGAGTTTGATGGGCCCATTCTTCGCTTCCATGCTTACAATCTACCTCATACACCAGAAGAGATAGAGCAATCTAATGGTGATATCAAGCCAAAACCAATTTGGTGGCAAGGCAATGAATACGGGGCATGGCCTTATGAAGTTGAAGGAATGGCAAAAAATAGTGATGGTAGTCCAGCGAGACCATCTCTAAAGGTTGCCAATATAGATGGCTTAATTTCATCTCTATGTCTTCAGTTTGACGACATGGTGCAAGCCAAAGTGACTATTTATGAGACATTTGCTCACTATCTTGATGCTAAAAACTTTCCTGAGGGAAATTCAACAGCTAATCCAGACGAATGCTTTAAACAAGTTTATTACATCGATCGTAAAACTAATGAGGTGGCTGGCGAATCCGTAGAGTTCGAGCTGTCTAGCCCGTTTGATTTGCAGGGAGTAATGATACCCGTTCGACAAATTCATAATCTTTGTTACTGGTGCATGAAAGGCGATTATCGTAGTGGTAATGGGTGCTCATATTCAGGGAATAAATATTTTGATGAGAGAGGAAACCCTGTTGATGATCCAGCGCTAGATAGTTGTGGTGGGCTTATTAGTGATTGCAAAAAACGCTTTGGTGAGAATGAGCCATTAGATTTTGGAGGGTTTCCCGCTGCGGGGTTAACGAGATGATCACAAAAAAATTAAGAGAATCGATATTTGAACATGTAAAAGCCGAATATCCCAAAGAAGCTTGCGGAGTTATCTGTCAGAAAAGTCGAGTTAAAAAATACTTTCCTTGTAGCAATCTTTCAGATAACCCAACAGAGCATTTTGAGCTTTCTCCAGAAGATTACGCTCTTGCTGAGGACTGGGGTGAGCCAATAGCAATTGTGCACAGCCATTGTGGTGATGGTGTAACGACTCAACCTAGCGAAATAGATAAATTACAGTGTGATGCAACTGGATTGCCTTGGGTGATCGCATCATGTCCAGAGGGTGATATTCGAATTATTTACCCTCGAGGTGAGCGTGAATTAGAAGGACGTCCTTTTGTGCTGGGTTATGCTGATTGCTGGTCGTTAATTATGGACTATTATCACCAAAAACACGGTATTGAGTTACATAACTACAGCGTTGATCGGCATTGGTGGGAAGAAGGCGAAAACCTGTATACGGATAACTACGAGAAAGCGGGTTTTGTTGATATCGCTGGTGAACCAAAAGAAGGTGACATGATTATCATGCAAGTGCAAGCCGATGTACCTAATCACGCTGGTGTGATTATGAATGGCATGTTACTTCATCATCTTTATGGTCAACTCAGCAGGTTGGTCCCCTACAGCGATTATTGGCGAGATAGGACTGTAAAAATTGTTCGGAGGAAAGAGTTTGTATGAGCCTAAAAACAATACGTCTATATGGTGTTCTTGGCGCAAAATTTGGGCGTGAACACAAATTAGATATAGATTCACCTCGCGAAGCAATTAAGGCACTCTCTGTGCTTTATGATGGGTTTGAGCTGTTTCTTGCTAATGCACATCTGAAAGGGCTGGAGTTTGCTGTATTTAAAGGTAAGCGCAACATTGCTGAAGATGAATTACATCTTGATACCAAAGAAGAGATCCGCATAGCACCAATCATTAAAGGAAGTAAACGAGGAGGATTCTTTCAAACTATGTTGGGCATTGCCATGATCGGTGTCGCGACATTTGCTCCTTGGGGTACTGCCTTATTTGCAAGTGACTTGATTGGGGCCATAGGTCTTGGTGTGGCGCTTGGTGGTGTTTACCAGATGCTTTCACCCCAACCGCGAGGTCTATCAATGAGGCAAGATTCAGATAACAAACCATCTTATGCCTTTGGCGGAGCTGTAAACTCTACTGCGCAAGGAAATCCAGTTCCTTTACTTTATGGACTGGACAGGCGAGAGGTAGGTGGGGCAATCATTTCCGCAGGTATTTATACAGAAGATCAGCAATAACATAAACGAATTTCAGAATAGCCACTATGTGGCTTTTTTTATGGGTGAAATATGGAATTAATTCATGGTGCAAAAGGTGGTGGCGGTGGCGGACATACGCCCACGGAATCACCAGATAGCTTACTTTCTGAATCAACAGCTAAGATTTTATTGGCTATCTCAGAAGGTGAAATTGCTGGTGGCTTAGACGATACTCGTATTTTTCTTGATGATACACCGATTGGCAATGCGGACGGTACTAAGAATTTTGAGGGTGTCACTTGGGAATTTAGACCGGGTAGTGAACACCAAGAATACATTCAGGGTATCCCATCAGTAGATAGCGAAACATCGGTAGGGTTGGAATTAAAAGACGATCAGCCCTATGTGCGGAGCATTAATAACACTCAGCTATCTGCTGTGCGCATTAGACTATCTGTTCCTCAATTGTTTCAACAACACGATAACGGGGATACTACAGGCTATAGAATTGAATATGCTATTGACTTATCTACAGATGGTGCTGGATATAATGAAGTATTAAAGTCTGCTTTTGATGGTAAAACGACCAGCGAATACCAGCGAACACACCGCATTGACTTACCCAAGGCAAATACAGGTTGGCAGATCCGTGTCCGACGATTAACTAAGAATCAGAATACAGCCAGAATTGTTGATAAGGTTACTATCTCTGCTGTTACTGATGTTATCGATGCTAAATTGCGTTATCCAAATACGGCCCTATTGTTTATTACTTTCAATGCGCGTCAATTTAATAATCGCATCCCTAAAATTAGCGTTCGCCCAAAAGGTGGCTTGCTTATCAAAGTGCCCACGAATTATGACCCGATTAATCGGGCCTATTCAGGCGTATGGGATGGCACCTTTAAACTTGCAGCAACCAATAACCCGGCATGGGTATTTTATGATTTAGTACTCAATAATCGCTACGGCTGTGGTGACCGGATCCAGTCTTCTCAGGTTGAAAAGTGGGACCTGTATAAGATTGCGCAATATTGTGATGAATTGGTACCCGATGGGCATGGTGGTGATGGTAAGGAGCCTCGATTCCTGTGTGATGTTTATATTCAATCGCAAGAATCGGCATACCAAGTACTGAGAGATATAGCGGCTATTTTTCGTGGTATGACATTTTGGGCTGATAACAAGGTTAATGTTGTCGCTGATATGCCAGATAGTATTTTTAGAACGTTTACTAATGCCAATATTGTTGGAGGTAAGCCTACCTATTCAGGAGGTAGTCAGCAAAATCGATATACACAAGCATTAGTTTCCTACACAGACACCAATAACCACAGTAATGATGCGATTGAGGCTGTGGCCGATATTAAACTACAGCGTCGTTACGGAGTACGCAAAACTGAAATATCAGCGATAGGTTGCACTCGACAGACGGAGGCTAACCGTAGAGGTCGCTGGGCGTTACTCACCAATGCTAACGACAGAGTTATTAGTTTTGCGACAGGATTAGAGGGGGCAATACCTTCTCCTGGTCATATCATTGCTGTTGCCGATTCTACATTGGCTGGAAGAGATAATGGTGGACGTATATCGCGTGTAGAAGGCAGAAAAATAACACTTGATCGCAGAGCCAATATTAAAGCAGGTGATAGGTTGATTGTTAATCTGCCAAACGGGCGCTCAGAGGGAAGAACCGTATCACTGGTTGCTGATAATATCATTACAATTTCAACGGAGTACTCACAGGAACCAGAGAAAAACGCAGTTTGGACAGTTGATGCTGATGATTTAACATTACAACTTTATCGGGTCGTTAATATTACTGATAATGGCGATAATACATACACTATTACTGGCGCAATCCATAACCCAAGCAATTACGATCACATTGACTCTGGCGCAAGAATAGGTGAGCGTCCAATCACCATTGTTCCACCGAGTGTGCAAGCACCACCTAAAAACATTCGTATATCATCCTATTCTCAGGTTAATCAAGGTATTTCATTTATTACTCTGCGTGTTGATTGGGATGCAGTTGATAATGCCATTACCTATGAGGCTCAATGGCGGAGAGATAATAATAACTGGGTATCAATGCCAAGAACATCAACATGTGGGTTTGAAGTTGATGGCATTTATGCTGGTCGTTATCAGGTGAGAGTTCGTGCGATAAATGCGTCTGAAATATCCAGTGTATGGACTAATGCGCCAGAAACAACACTGACAGGAAAAGTAGGGAGCCCGCCTAAACCTGTAAACTTTAGAGCTTCACCGCTCGTATTTGGCATTAAGTTAGGCTGGGAATTTGGTGAAAACACCAGTGATACGTTAAAAACGGAAATTCAGTACAGCAAAACCAATAATGGTGAAGGTCTGATGCTGTTATCTGATGTTCCTTATCCCTCAAAAACCTATGAAATGGCAGGGTTATCAGCAGGTTTAACGCTTTATTTTAGAGCAAGACTGGTAGATAAAATAGGTAATCATTCCGAATGGACTGAGTTTATTCTGGGAGAATCTGAGTTTGATGCTAGTATTATTCTTGATGAATTAGCGGGGCAAATCAGCCGAGACCAACTCGCACAAGACTTATTGGGTGAAATTAACAGTAAAGCTAACCAAATCGATATTACTGAATTACATGAGTTGATGAGGATAAATCATGACAAGATTTTATCTGAGTTGATGAGGCATGGAGCAACGATTGAAGAAAGTGAAAAAAAATGGGAGGAGGCAGGAAAATTACTGGCTGAGCGGATGAACCAAGTTTCAACGGCAACAGAAGCACAGGCTGCCGCAATTAAACAAGAGCAACAAGCACGTATTGAGGGTGATAAAACCGAAGCGCAACAACGGCAATCCTTAGCTACTCAACTTCGTGGTGATTATACTGGCAATGATTTATCGAAAGTGACCGCAGGACTCATTTCCGCCGAGAAACAAGCGCGGGTCTCGGGTGACCAAGCAGAAGCGAAAGCCCGACAATCACTGGAAACACGGATGAATGGGAATGTTTCAGCGATTAATAAATCATT